TTGGGTTTTAGACTCGTTTACCGCTTGAGTCATTTCATTAAGTAGCTTTAATGCATCCTCAGCACTCTTTACTTTTTGTGAGTTGTTTATGTAATCTTGTAAAAATGGGTCAACCTCAATACCTTGATCGTATCTTCGGGCTATTTTATTAAGTCCAACAAAGGTAGTTGTCATTGCTCCAGTACCTGCGATTGTTGCTAACAAAGTATGCCATGCCACTTGAGGTCTCTCTCTTAAAAATTCACCCCATGTCTTGTCTCTTTGAGATGGCAGATGAAGAAAGTTATTCATATCTCCGAGAACTGATGCTACCTGCTCTTGAGGTATTTCATAACCCATCTGTACGAGTGTAGTTTTTAACCACTTCTCATCAAGCTTAATATTCTTTAAGAACTTACCCATCGGTATAGCCTCAGTACCAGCCTCAATAAACCCATGTGCTAGACCATGTATCAGAGATGTTGTCCAAGCCAAGCTTTCTGCTCTAGCTGTATGGACACCCTCCCCAGTACCTAGCAATCCTGCCATAGTTAGTATGGTTGGTAGGGCATAGACACCACCACTAGCGAATGTTGCCATCATCGCTGGAGCAAGAGCACCAAACGATTGAAAGCCACTATAAAGAGCTTGTGCATTTTCAGAAAACCTACTTATATCCCCCTGAATAAAATCTGCCATTGCCTTAGCATCTTTGCCATGCTCTGCAAAGAAATCAGCAGCAGCGTTAAACCAAGGAGAGTCAGCTCCCCATGCCTCAAGTGATTCAGCTAGAAATCCAAAACCACCAGCTAGAGTGTTGGATATACCAGCTTCCGCAATAGGAATACCAGACAATATAGTCCTAGGTATTTGCTTTATATGGTCAGCTAAGTTTTCCCATTCAGTTAAATGCTCTATATCGTCATATGCTAGAGCTGCAAATGCAGGGTCTTCTAATTGTTTTGCTAATATAGGTGATGTTTTAGCTAGATCATATGCGTTATATTTTTTTATATCAAGCATACGCTGAATCTGCTCAAAGTTATCTCGCACCATACTAATAGGCATATTAGATTCTTTAGCTAATTTTTGTAGTTCAGCCTCTTGGTCGGCATCACCCAAAGAAGCAATAGCTAGGTTTCTATCTACTATTTGTTTGTTCTTTGCTTCTTGGTCTTTTAGGTACTTAACAAAATCACTAGCTTCATCATTAGATTCTTGCTCAACTACCTCTGGCTCAACTGCCACAGCAGGTTTTTTCAGAAAAAAGTCGCTCTGCTCTAAGTATTCATTAAACGAATTTGTTTGTTCAGAACCCAACGGCTTAGAAGCATTAACATCAACAAGAGGTGAGTTTGATGAATTATTTTGTTTTTCTTCGTCTATATATAACATTAATGCCTCAAATAATATTTATTGCAACAAACCTTCTAGTTCTTCTTTACGTTTTCTGAGTGCCTCTACCTGTAAGTTTTGATATTGGTTGGTTATGGACTCTCCACCTTCAGGCTCTGTTAAACTTAAATATGAGTCATTAACATTAGTGCTAAAAATCAAATCCCAGTCATGAGTTTTATCGCCCTTAATTGAATCTAAATAATCATTAATTGTATCTAGCTCTTTTTGCATCAACTTTAATTTAACGCCAATTGATCCATGCTTCTTAGCTTTCTTTGTGTATTTAGGGTCATTCTCCCAATTAATCTTGTTTAGGATATTGCTGGTGTGTGACTTTAGAGCTTTAACAGCCTTAGCGTCAGTCATATTAGAGGTGTTAGTTATAATTTTATTAGAGTGTGATGTTGCTTTATCTAACTTCTTTTTAGCGTCTGATGCCTTTTTCTCACTTTCTTTTTGGTTTACAAAGTTTCTATAGTTTGCATAGAGTAAGTCAGCAGAAAGAACCTTTTTCTCTCCTTTTTTAAGGTAGTATTTTTCAAGAGATTTTTTTAATACACCCTCTGGGATTAGTGACAGCTTAGCCACATCCGCTTCCCAAGAACGCATATTGTTCTTTTTCAGTATGTGTTCAAGTCGTAGTCGATCTTTAATCTCACTTAAAAAGACATCTTTACCATCTATCTCAACATAGGTATTTTTAAGCTCATCGCTTGGCACTGTTGCATGAGTTAATAACTCATCACCACCAAAATCCTCAACAAAAACCTTATCACCAACTATATCATTAACAATAACTTGCCACTGTTGACGTGTTGGGTTTGTCGTATTTTCTTTATAGAACTTTTCAAGCTCATTAGTCAATCTATTATTAAAATTACGAGCACGCTCACCTTCCTCACTATCTGGAGCTTCTTCAAGGTTGTCTTGATCTAGACCAACATCAATAAACGCTTGCTTATTAATCTGCTTATGGTCAGTTGTAAAGCTGGACTTATCAACTGTTTCAATTCCTCCACCCTTTTGAATAATAGTCTTAACATTCTCAAGTATGTTTCTATATTGCATATCATTAGCACTCTCGCCTTTACCGCCCCCAAACCAAAAGGCAGATTCTTGATTGTTAACATAACCCACCACTTTTCTAACCATGTCTCCTGCTGGAGTTGGTTTATCATAATCATCTATAGTAAGACCTAGGTCTGCCAACAGTCCTTTTAATTGATCATTAGTGTTAGCTCTATACACAACCTCATTAGTAATTGTTGCTGGCTTTATTAGATCTTCAGCAATCATATCGTAATAGGCAGTATTTAATATTTTCTGATAATCTTGATCATGAGGTTTCTCGCCATACACATCCCAATGCTCTGCCTCTAACTGATTAACTCTAAACTTAAAATCTGTTACCAAAGAGCCGTCACCTATATGGGTATTAAGATCTGCTATATCCCAACCAATTCGTGAAACCATACCTGCAAAAAGTTCATCACTAGATTTTCTATACTCGACTTCATTAGTACCTTGGGTGAATCTCCATTCAGGCTCAGCAGCCATATCTACCAACACTCTATACACCGCTGTGTCATTCATATAGGCACCGCCTTCTTCTTGCTGATAGCTAAGCAGTCTTCTATTTAACTCATTTTTAAACGCCCTAATCTGCCTACCTTCAGGGGTGTGATTGAGTTCGTTGCTAATGTTATAACCAAGTGAGGTTAGAGTTGATTTTAAAAGATCTTCTGTTTTGGCAAAATATTCAGGACCTTTTTCTTTAAGTGTTTTTAATGTGTCTAAATTCGCTGTTGTAAGGAATGGTCTAAACAGATTAAGATTCACTTTACTAAACTCTTTAAAGTTTGTCTTTGCTAGGTCACGCAAATAATTAAACCTTACTTGGTCCTGTATATCCTTTTTCGCTTTTTGTATTTTTTTCTTCGCTTCTGTAGTATTTTTTATATTCTCACTTACTGCATTCTTACGAGCATTTAACACAGCAGTTATTGAATTTTTTTGTGGACCACTCAGAGTTTCCCACACACCTGTTTTAAATATAGACTTATCATAAAAAATTGAATCGGTATTAGCTAAAGTATCTTGAGCCGAACTATATGCTTCGTCTTGACGGTCTTTTTCTATTGCGTCATCTTCTGCCTTTCTTGCTTTAATCCTAGTTACCGTCATGTCTTGCAGGTCAGCATCTTCTATTTTTCGTGCTTCTTTAAGTTGAGCTTGAAAATCATTATTTGTACCAATAATCTCAGTGGCAAGCCTTTGTGATTCAGATTTAAGGGTTTCATCAGATACTAACTTTTCAGCCTTTGCACGCACTTCAGGAAGCATAGCACTCTCAAATGTTTTAAAATGCTTCAAAGCTTTTTCAGGGCTACCTTCATTTATGAATGCATCTATTATTGAGGCGTGAATTGCTGATGTATGTTTAAGAACTTCGTTATTAACAATATCTTGCTCACCTTCATCTCTGGGGTTCTCTGAGTCAATACCATAGACATCTTGGATTTGTTCTTTTAGCTCATTAAGCATAACCTGAATGTTTGTTGTTAGGCTTACTGGGTCTTCTTTATTATTTATAGCGTCTTGCTTAGAGTTTTCTATACGAGCAAGTCTTTCTACTTTGTTGTAATTAACAAGCTCTTGCGATGAGTGTTTATATATTGAGCCCTGAGCATTTTTAGTTCTCACATCTGCCATCGCATTCCAGTTCCTTAACATGCGAGGATTTAAGTCTTTCTCTAGTGATTTTCTGTATTCAGTGATTGATTCAAAGGTAGAATCTTTAGCGTCTAGTGCGTTACGTCCACTAAGACTCAAAAAGCCGTTCTCTGGGTCGTGTAGTGCCTCTGTAATGTGGGTTGTATAATTATTATCTAGTTCACGCAGGACCCCCTTCTCATAGATCTCTTGCATCTGCATTTCATGTTCATGCCAAACATCAGCCTGCTTAGCCATCTGTTGTCCAAAACCAACCTGAGCTCTAGCAACATTACCCCCAAAAGCATCGGCAGGTGCGCTGATACTTTGTGTTCCAGTAACACCAGTTGATTGAACTTGACCTATGTTGTATTGTGGTACTGTTGGCATTATCTCTCCTTGTTAGTTCCCTTGTTTTGCATACCACTTACTAGCAACAGATCCTGCACCTGAAAGTAGCGAGGACATAGCGTTATAGTTACCTGCGGTATAAGCGTTCTGTCCTGCCATAGTGTTGAGTTGTGATTGGGCTTGATAATTAGACCCCTGTACTTTATAGTCGTAAGCTTCACGCTCAGCGTTGGACTTTATAGTTAATGCATCCAGCTCTCCAAGAAATGCGGTATCTCCTAAAATATCCAGAGCAGAGCCATCGGTTACATCTATCCCATTGGCTGCCATAACAGCCATTTGCCTGCCCTTTAACTGTGACACCTTGAGTCGATGTTGTCGCTCTTTAATACCGCCCCTATCTAGGGCATCTTTAGCCTTCCATTCAGAAACTATACGGTTGTTTTCATTTACTTGAGCTTGGTAGTTATACCTTTGCTGTTCAGCTCTAGCTGCTGCCTTTTGCCCTTGGTATTGTACAATTGTGCTTGCTAGTGTTAAAGCTATCGGACTACACATTATTCTTCTCCATTGTAAATCTTTGAAAGTCAAAACCTTTAATACCCCAAGGCTTAGGTTCATCAAACTTAAAACCTAACCATTTGAGCCAATGTATTGCGACTGTATTTCTTACATCAACATGGTTCTCTAAATAGTTATAGTTATCGGTAAACTTCTCTATTACTGGCTTACATCGTTTTAGAAACGCTAAAGGGTATTTCTCAATCACGCTTGTTGATAACATCCAAGGTGAACCTTTCCTACTAATCATTGAGATCGGACAGACACCCCACAAACACACCAGCTCATCATTAAATGTAGCTGCCTGAGCATAAGTTGATAGCTCAACTGAATCCTTAATTACGTCATAAAGGTTTAGTGAAGTTGTGGCAAGAAGTTCTTGCTTATCTGCCTCACGCAGATTGTTATGCAAGTCTTTAATATCCTGCTCTTCTACATCTCGCATGACTACATCAATTGCCAATTGCCACCTCTGGTATTACCGCTAATAATGTCATTGGTAAGGGGTCATCCTGCCTATAAAATATAGAGCCAGAGGTAGACCATTTAGAGGCTATAGCGACCCTAATATCACCACTCTTTAGTGAGGTGGATGTGCCATAAGGCTCATACGCCCTTTGTTTAAATTCTGTAAGTCTATCTGCGTCTGGTCCTATCTTGCCACCCCTAGAAGATTCCACCCGTAAAGTGACCGCAGCAACTGACTTAGTTTTGCCTTGAGTGGTAGACTGTCCTAATTCAAGGTTTAAGGTTTCAATGTCTGACTGAATCGGTAAACCAACATGAATCTTGGTGGCTGGGTTAGATATAGTTATTGCTCCAGAGGATACTACCTGTTGAGCTTCAACATTACCATCAGCCAGAATCGATACTGTTTTAGCTTCCAAGTGCGATAACCCTGAAAGCTCGTCAACTCCTTTAGCCCATGAAGTACTAGCAACAGCTCTAAATCCTGTAGGTACATCTCGACCAGCTTTTACAGTTACCACAGTGGTGGAAGTGTATGCATTTATAGTACACACCAAAGTATCACTGCCAATGGTAATTACTATAGTGTTACCCACATCGCCAGAACTAAATGTAGCACTACTAGCAGTCAGAGTTAAATCTTCAGTATGAGTCCAAGAGCTGCCCCCAGATAAGGTCATTGATACTGACCCTGTATGGGTGCCATCATAAGACAAACCTGAATCAACAAAGAAGGCATCTGCCACATCAGTAAAGACTCTAGATTGTAATCTCTCTATATATCTCTTCGTTGTTCCATTAATAGTTCTATTAACTACAAAATAGGTAGCATCTTCGCTGCCCTCTGCTACCGAACAAGTAGACTCGAAAGTACCATCAGTGTCGTGCCTTGACCAACCCCAAACCTCGTGCTCCCTTAAATAAGTAAGGGCTGCCACTGAGCCATCATCTAGCACTGTCCAAACAACAGAGTGTGGTGCCTGAGCAAAGGTCCACTCTTTAATATTCTTACCTGCAAAGAGATGGTTTGATAATACCGTTAGGTCATTACCAGTGTATGAGTCTGAGTCCAAAGCATAAGCCAAATCACGAACAATTGAGCCCTTAGATTGAACATAAATAATAGTGTTACCAATTACCAGTGGAGGTACCTCAGAGATACCACGATAGCCCTGCGGTTTAACTGCAATACTTGAAGGAGTTACCACCTTACCATCACTAGCTACCATTAACCACTCACCACCAGAAGTAAGTATTACTAAATCTGAGAGTGCTACTAAATGTCTGACCTCGTTAACTTGAGAGGAGGCAATAGTAAAGGTTACTGCGTCATCATCTTTTAATGGCTCAGATATATTAAAGTTGTGGTAATTACCAATCTGTGACATCCAGACTTTTTGTGGATCATTGTTTGATTGAGCAAAGGCTAATCTTTGTTGATGATAGGTTACCGTTGCTGGATAGTCATCGGTACCATTAAATATTGTTCTATCTGTGGGTGGAGAGTCTTCAGCTTCGGCAAGGATATTGTCATCGACAAATGTAGTTGAAGTAGATCTACCAATAAAGCCATACACACCGCCAGTTAATTTATATACATTGTAGGAGTCTGCACCTGAAACAGTTGACCAAGTTACCGTATTAGTTGTAGTAGAGGATAAGGCGTTATTAGTTACGCTGCCTACACTTGACTGAGTAGATTCATCTCCAGTAGAAGTATCTACAGAGGTCACGACATATGAATAAGAAGTGTCATCAACACCTGAGTCATAGTTCTGTCTAGAAACACTAACTCCAGTTGGCACCGTCATAGTTGAACCAAAACTAACACTAGTTAATGTCCAAGCTGTATGGGAGGTTCTTTTTAGTTCTTTAGGTGGGTGTGAGGGGTGACACAAAGTCATCACATCTGCTGACTGAGTAAACTTTAAATTAGCTAATTCAGTATGAGCATAAGGGGTAGTAATCTCTACTGGAGAACCACTTGATTCTACCTGACCGCCATCCTTAATAACCCTCATAATAAGGTCACCAAACTCCAACACATAGGTCTGTTCGGTATTAAATTCAAAAGGGATAAGTCTGGTAGTCTTAGTTGAATCTTTAGTCTCACAGATAAACTTCGTACCAGCTCTATTACTAACACCACCATGAGCCTGAACCACAAAATTCCTGCAAGTCTTTAAACCAACAGCATACTTAGCCAAGTCAACCCTTGCGTGTAGTGAGGGAGCCAGCTCTCCGCCAGTGAATGAAGGTTGAATAGTGCTAGTTGGCATTAACTACGTCCAGTTATCCATTCTGCTTCTCGGTTAATATCGCTATATGATTCATTAGAGTTAAATGTTTTGGCTTCACTAATAGCCCTATTAAACATTTGAAAAGCCATATCCATGCGTTTTTCATCTCTAGTTAATGGCATCGCAATCTCTGCTGCCAAACGCCAAGATATAGCGTTAATAAACATCGGACTAAAGACCAATGTATTAGTTACTTTGTAGGTATAAATTAGGCTTGCTGTCTCTTGATCTGTCAATATAACTTTAGCGTTATAAGCATCTGCCAGAGCTATCTCAAATTTAATTGGGTCAGCAGTTTTGTCAGTCTGTAGTATCTCTCTAGCGTAGAGACAATCGTTTGGATATGAGTATCTATAAGCCCATGTATCTGGAGGGCTGCCGACATCAGACAAAGCTATATGTCTAGTACTAAAGTTCCAAGGGTGAGAGATTAATACTGAGTCTCTTATATCAGCATATAAAAGATTACAGTGAAATGCTTCTTCTGACTGCTCAGTTAATGATGATATTGTGGCACTCGCACCTACATGAGAGAGAGCCAAATTACAAATGTCTACTTCACTTGCCATATTAATTCCTATAAAACCCCACGATATTGCTACCGTGGGGAGAGACGAACTGTGTTACTTTTTAAGCGTTAGGGTAAGACTGCCACTGTTGAGCATCCTTAACAACTGACGCACTTACAGTCATTGTTGGGCTTGTACCCCCAACATCGTAGTACAGACGTACATAACGCTCATTCGTATCTGGTAACCCCAGAACTAACGTATCGCCAATAGCAGCAGCTGCAATAGAGCGAGATGTTAGAACTGTTGTAGCAGAACTAAATGAAGCGTTATCATCTGTTTGAACTAGAACAGATAGGGTTGGCGAAGTGCCTCCCATAGCAACGTCAAAGTTCAAAGCGACTTTCATTTCCTCGCCTACACCAATATCACGATCTGAGCCCAGATCAATAATATTAGTAGAAGCTGCATCAACCGTTAAAGCCTGAGCATCAGAAAATTGAAGATTGTAGTCAATTATCATATTGTTTTCTCCTTAAATAATCCTTAGCTTACAACAGCTTCGGCATTTGTGATTGCATCATTACGTCTGAATGGAATTCCATCAAAAGTCATAACACGCTTACCAGCAACTTCGTCCATACCGATACGAACATTGTTAGCATTAGTGATTTGCCTACGCAAAATTGATGAGACAGTACGGTTACCATAGAATGTCGCACGACCTAATCCTAGGTTTGGAACTTTCTCTACTGCCTGTACCATTAGATCAACTAAGTCAGCACCCGAAGAGGCATCTTTAGTTAAGTTTGATACATCGATATTAGGGATACGAACCACATAACGCCAGTCTCTCAAAGTAACACCAATATCCCACTTGTAGTGAGTTCTATAACCTTGGTATTTACCTGATGCTGCATCCTCTAAAGTCACTTCACCAAGGTCTTGATGTTTCAGACCAGCTTGTGAACCTTTAGGATAGATACCATGAACCGTGTTAGGACCCCATACCACTAACCAGATGGAAGTGTTATCAGCTCCTGAACCACCACCGACAATGATATTGTCACCAGACTCAGCAGATGTTGAGCTATAGCGTGGAGCTAGACCCATAAACTTCTCTGGGTCAGTACCAGTATCACCATAGAACAATGTTGTTGCCATTGTTTGGTTCATTGATTCAAGGAAAGCACGGTCTTCAGATAACCTGAATGAAGCACTGTTACCATTAAGATCAGCCAAAGCCTTATCCACTTCAGCGTAAGCCTCAAGCATACCTGCTGTATCAGTCACCTGAACAGTTGTACTCTTGGATGGCTGTACACCATAGTTCAGTTTACGCCAAGTTGAACTTGGTAATCCTGAACGGATTGTTGTGCGATGTCCAGTTGGTAGATTTCCTTCAAGGAAAGTCATATCATCTAAGACCTCGTTTGTTTCTGCTAGTAACTCGACAATAGTGTCGATCTTACCATCAGGGTCCTGCCTCTTAGCCACATCAGCCAGAGTAGGATTAGTTGTTGATAATGTTGCCATTATTTACTCCTTTTATTATTGTTTCATTGACGGGTATAAAACATTCTCACGAGTCTTCTGACCAGCGTTAGCACCGCTAACAATGACCTTATCCTCAGAGATAGCCTTACCCACTCTGTTAAGAAACCTAATCATTTCAGGATGGTTGCCCAAACCAGAATAATCAAGCATCTCGCTAAATTCACTTGTGCCAAACGAGTCACGAGCTTTCACTGCTGTTGAGATATTCTTATCGAAATTCTCCCCACCATATTCTTTATCGCTTTTCGCTTGTTCAACCCAAGCTTTCTGCTGCTCAACCCATTGTGTCATTTCTGCTTCACGCATCTTACTGACCATATCAATGCCCGCCTGAGCTTGATCTTGGGTTAGGTTGTTTTCTTTAGCCCATAACTGATAATCACCTAGGACTTCTTCATTTACAGCAAAGCTTTCAGGGGTATCAAAGTTTTGATACTCTTCAGGGGCACCCGCCTCTTGTGTATCCTCATTTGATTCTTGATCTTCGCTTGCAGCTATACTTTCCTCAGTTGACGGTTCTTCAACCACCTCTTGATTCGAGTTCTCTGCCTGCTGGTCAACGACTTCATCCGCATCGGTGTTAGTCTGTGTCAGCAAAGTGTCTGATTCTTCAGGCATTTTGTTCTCCTTTATTATTTTCTTTTATCATTTGCAAATACCCATTAGTATCTGCATCCGTTACCTCACTTTCTAGCCATAGTCCAATATTCCTTTGTCCTTCATTAAAGAAGGTTGTGCTATTACCAGTAAAGCTAGTTCTATGTATTCCTGCTTTCTCTAAAACTCTCCAGACAAGCCTACGCCCCCACTTCGTTTTAAGCAGTTGGCGTAGATCATCTAGCTCAGTGTCACGCCTATTTTTTTCTTTGAGTGTAGCGTTTTTCACTTCTTGCTCATTAGATGCGTTGTATTCTTTTTTCATAGAAGTACTATCTCATAAAATGTGCAAGTTACCTTTCGTTACAGAATTATTCATCCCATACCACCCAATATATTACTAAGAACATTGTTACCCTCACTATCAGCCTCGGACAATACTTTGGCTGCCTGAGCTCCTTGATTAGCTACTTGAGCTCCTTGCTGGGCTTGTTCCATCATTTGTTGTTGTTGAATCATCTCCTGACGCTCTTGTCTTATTTTTTGTACGTTATCGTCACTAACAACAATCTTAGGAGGCACGCCTAACATTTCAGCGTATTCATCTACCGACTGGTCAGCATCAAGCTTATCTAATACGTCTGGTTTGGCTGCTGCCATATTGCCAACAAATCCAGCTAACCTTTCAATAGCTCCAGTACCGATTGCTCTTTGTGCTTGAGCCATAACCGAGATATATTCAACCTTTAGCTCCATCCCTGACAGAGCTTCTGGTGGTTCTGGCACTAAGTTATTACGCACCATGATATTAAATGTTCTATCAATCAATGGATCTAACAATTCAGAATGCAATCTTTCAAGGACTGGACCAAGCATCAATAACTTCTCTTCATGCCTTTCGTCTATCTCTCTAGCTGTTATCTGCCTTCTATTGGACATAGTTAACATTTGGAATAGGTCAGAGTAGAAGCCTTGTTGAATACGACCCTGAGTCTCTTGTATGTCTTGTTGTAGCTCAGCTAACCTTGGATTAACCTCATAGGTTGGTCTAAAGCCAGACTGAGTGCCCTGCATGGTATCTACATAAGTCACCCCACCTGCAATAACTGTTGCTGGTTGACCTCTTAAAGATGACGGTGCCTGCATTGGTGGATTAACCATTTTGTCAATACCTTGAGCTTTACGCTTTTGCTCAATCTGGAGAGCTTTAACATCTCCAAGTACATCCATAGCTGGAGAACGTCCATAGATGTCAACTCCTGTAACGTGCCATCTTGGTGCCATGATTGGGAACTCTTCATAACCAGAGTCTGAAAGGTAATTATCTACCCTACCGCCCTTCTCAAAATACACACTACGATAAGGCATATTCTTGTTGTCTTTCATTTTGTAGTCTCGGTCTACATTAGGCTCAATGGCATGGATAATATCTAGCCATTTATCAAGCTGTCCATTCTTATGCATCCCTTGTACTTCTTCAGAACAATTCTCATGTCCAAACATCTTGCAGGTCTGAGCTACAGTTAGCTGGAATTCACGATAAAAGGTATCAACATTTAAACGATCACTAAGTGCTAAACCATATTCACCAGCAGTAAATGGATAACAACGAATGACTTGGTCATGGTCCTCTTCTACCAACATTGCAGCAGTACCAAAGACACCCATCTCTTCATACATTGTTTGTAATGAGTTATAAAGATTGGAGCGAGAGAATATATCCATCATGCCTCTCTCAACGTGATACATCCAAGTCTTGATTTCGTCAACCTCCATCATCTCTGGATTAGGCGTTGCTAATCTAAACCAAGGTCTAGCAGGTGAAGTAATACCGCTCATCATTCCTGCTGACAATGTTCTTATTGCCATGGTTGCAGTTGAGTCTATTATCTTGCTATTCTTCTTCGAGCCATCATTACGTTTAGATGCTAGGAATCTGCCACGCCTTGGGAGGATATATTCGCTTAACTCTTCCCAGTGACCAAAGTAAGTTGAGCGTTCATCCTTGATGTCTCCCCATCTCCTTGTAAACTTACTCCTGCTAGTCTCTTTCATATATTAAGCTCCTAGTTTGGTTTTGAGAGCTCGTGTACCGCTTGAGTACCTTAGATTGTTGTTCAATAGTGAACCCTTTATCTGTGTACCGCTATCAAGTTGACGGTTTCTCTTTTTCGCAGTGTTTGATTTAACAGGCTCAGTCTTGGCTTTATTAGCTCCCTTGGCAGGCTTAGCACCAAACAAAGCATTCATTAGGTTGGTGTTCATAATGAGCTTTGGTAGGGCATTTATTGTTTGCTTGTCTGATGGAATAGTGTATGACTTTCGTTCAGCAGGATGACCTTTAGTACCCTCAAAA